CCTGCTGGCGCTTTTCCAGCAGACCTTCGCGGCCCCGACGCTGGCCACCAGCATCTCGACGCCCGGCACCGGCTTCAACATCACCGTGCCGACCCCGGTTAGCCAGCAGCAGTGGATGCTGATCCAGCCTGCTGGCACGCTGGTCTCTGGCACCGTGACCCTTCCGCTGAACACCCAGACGCCTGATGGCACCGAAGTGTTGATCACCACCACTCAGCAGATCACCTCCTTCACCCTGGCACTGAACGGCGCGGCTGCAGCCTACGGCGATCCAGCAACCCTGGCGGCCGAGGACTTCTTCCGCATGCGCTTCGTGCAGTCTCTGAACAGCTGGTACAGGATCGCCTGATGGCAACAAAAAAAGACCCGCGTCTGGCTCGCGTCGGTGTGGAGGGCTTCAACAAGCCCAAGCGCACACCGTCGCACCCGACAAAATCCCACGTCGTGGTGGCTAAGGATGGCGACCAGGTCAAGACCATCCGTTTTGGTCAGCAGGGCGTGTCCGGGTCTCCGAAGCGCGAAGGCGAGTCCAAGGCGGACAAAGCCAGGCGCGAATCATTCAAGGCCAGGCACGCTGAGAACATCGCCAAGGGAAAGATGAGCGCAGCGTATTGGGCCAACAAGGTCAAGTGGTAAGCCATGCAGATTCCAATCCTCAACGGCATCTACGCTGACAACGGGCCAGACCTGCGCACGTCGTACCCGGTCAACCTGGTGCCAGTCCCAAAGCAGTCCGGCATCAGTGCCGGTTTTCTGCGCCCTGGTGACGGCATAGTAGGCAACGGCACCGGCCCAGGCATCGACCGTGGCGGCATCAACTGGAATGGCGTCTGCTACCGCGTCATGGGCACCAAGCTGGTGACCGTGGCCAGCAATGGCGCTGTGACCGTGCTTGGCGACGTTGGAGGACCAGTCAACACCCTCGTGACGATGGACTACAGCTTCGACCGCCTGGCCATTGCGTCCGGTGGGCGTCTCTACTACTGGAACGGCGCACTCACGCAAGTGACAGACCCCGACCTTGGCGTCGTGCTGGATGTGGTCTGGGTGGACGGCTACTTCATGACCACCGACGGCACCAGCCTGATCGTGACCGAGTTGTCTGACCCGACCCAGGTCAACCCGCTGAAGTACGGCTCCAGCGAAGTCGACCCAGATCCCGTGGTGGCGCTGCTCAAACTGCGCAATGAGGTCTATGCACTGAACCGCAACACCATCGAGGTTTTTGACAACGTGGGTGGCGAGTTCTTCCCGTTCCAGCGCATCGATGGCGCACAGATTCAGAAGGGCGTCATCGGCACGTTCGGCTGCTGTGTGTTCGTGGAGAGCGTCGCCTTCCTCGGCTCCGGCCGCAACGAAGCTCCAGGCATTTACCTTGGCGCGAACGCAACTGCTCAAAAAATAAGCACGCAGGAAATCGATCAGATTCTGCTCGGCTACACCGAAGCGCAGCTGGCTGGCGTCAAGCTGGAGGCACGCAACGACAAGGCCCACCAGCACCTGTACGTCCACCTGCCCGACCGCACACTGGTGTTTGATGCAGCAGCCACTGGAGAGCTGAGCCAGCCAGTCTGGTTCACGCTGACCACAAGCCAGGTCGGTTTCAGTCAGTATCGCGCAAGGAATCTGGTCTGGGCCTACGACAAGTGGCTGATCGGTGACCCGCAGTCCAGCGCCATCGGCTACCTGGTAGACAACATCAGCAGCCATTGGGGCCAGATCGTGCGCTGGGAGTTTGGCACGCTGATCGTCTACAACGAGAGCAATGGCGCGATCTTCAACGAGCTGGAGCTGGTCAGCTTGACCGGCAGCGTGGCGCTTGGCGTTGATCCCATGATCTCGACCAGCTACAGCGTGGACGGCGTGGCCTGGAGCCAAGACCGCAGCATCCGTGCAGGCACGACCGGTAGCCGCAAGCGTCTCGCTTGGTTCCAGCAGGGACACATGCGAAACTGGCGCATCCAGCGCTTCCATGGCGATAGCCAAGCGCACCTGTCATTCATCCGTCTTGAGGCTCAGATCGAGCCATTGGCCTACTGATGGCAACGCAGAAGCTCAACCTTACCCGCGACCAGCTCGCCACGTTCCTCAAGAACTTCGAGCAGGTCAAGCAGTTCGAGCAACTGTTTGCATTGGCCGATCAGATCGCGCCATCACCAGACACGCCTGGCATTGAGGTGCTGGCTGGAAACAGCCAAGCCACAGCGAACGAGGCACTGGCTCAGATTGTGAGCTTGGCCAGAGATGCTGCCATCAATGCAGGAAATGCAGACCAGAAGGCCGTGCAGGCACTGGACACACTCGGCCGCATTGCAAACGCTCTGGAGATGATGGCCACTGCGCCCGTGATCCAGAACAACAACTCTGTGGTGACGGACTACATCGACCTGCCAGAAGACGGCCCTCACGTCACGCAAGCTCGACGCGTGCAGTGGAACCAGGACGATGGCACTCTGGATGTCGGCTTGTACGGCGGCAGCGTGCTGCAAGTCGGCCAAGAGATCATGTACTACGCCAAGAACACCAGTGGCGCACTGATCGCCAACGGCACGCCCGTGATGTTCACCGGCACTGTCGGCGCATCTGGGAAGCTGACGTTTGGCCTGGCTGTTGCTGATGGCTCCGTGCCTGCTGAGTACATGATGGGCGTGGCCACGCAGGACATTGCAGACAACGCTTTTGGCTACGTGACCAGCTTCGGCCTGGTGCGCGGATTCAACACCACTGGCGCACCGTATGGTGAGATCTGGGCTGATGGCGACCTGCTGTATTTTGACCCGGCAACGCCTGGCACATGGACAAACGTGCAGCCAGCGGCTCCAAGCATCAGCGTGCCCGTGGCCGTTGTCGTCAATGCTGGATCAGGTGGTTCTGGATCGATCTTTGTCCGCATGGAGCTGAGCGAATCACTGAACAATCTGCAGGACGTCCATGTCAATGGCGGCGGCCCGAATGACTTTGACATTCTCGTCTATGACGCCAGCCAGACTCGCTGGGAAAACAAACCCGCATCTGCTGTGCAGGTGCTTGAATGGATGAGCATGTGACATGGCATTCCAGAACATCACACCAACCAAACTCGGCCAGGCTTCCATCGGCGTCGGCGTCACTACGCTGTATACCGTACCAGCCAGCACACGCACCTTCGTCAAAGACCTTGACATCTCCAACACCACGGCAGGCATCATCAATGTCCGAGTCTTTCTGGTCCCATCTGCTGGTGCTGCAGCAACGACGAACGCTCTGTTCTATGACGTCGCAGTTGCAGCAAATAGCACGCTTCAGTGGCTTGGAACTCAAATCCTGAATGCTGGTGACACGATCCAGGTGCAAGCATCAGGAGCTGGCCTCACAATTACCGCAAGTGGTGCGGAGGCAATCTAATGGCGATCAACCAGTTTCCTCCTGTTGCTGGCGGCGCTGTCGATTCAGTCAACGGACAAGTTGGAATCGTTGTCCTCACTGCCGTTGATGTTGGCGCTGAGGCCGCAGACCCAACAATCCTGAAAAGCGCAGACATTGGCGTCTCTGTTCAAGCCTATGACGCAGACCTGACAAGTTGGGCGGCCATCGCTCCGAGCGCAAAGCAGGACACGCTTGCCAGCGGAACCAACATCAAGACGATCAACGGAAGCTCTGTTCTTGGTTCTGGAAATCTGACGGTCACAGGAACTGGCGCTCCTATGGCGACAGCAACTGTCGATCTTGGTGTGAATCCTGTGAGCAACGCATCAGTCACGGTCACAGACGCAGGCATCAGTGCTGCAAGCTATGTTCAGGTCTTTGTGATGGGAGACACAACCGTTGACAACGACCTGGATGCACATCTGCACGCAGGTGCATCTTGGAAATTCACGCCAGTCCCAGCGGCTGGAAGCTTTACCTTGTACATCGATGCGCTCATCGATCTGTGCTGGGGAACGTTCAAAATTCGGTACACATACTCGTAAAGGAGCAGATCATGGGTTGGGCAAATAAGCTGATTGGTTGGACATCTAACACAGGTGTCGAGGTTAACGGAGAAGGTTCTCTGTACACGGTCGATGTTTCACCGACAGGAAGCAACTATGCAGTCGCTGCAAAGACTGGAACGATTGCGGCTGCGGCTGCGGCAGGTGCTGCCTTGTTCGCAATGAGACTTGACCCAGGATACGCAGGGAAAGCATGGATCGAATCTATGCGTATTCGATGGACAACGATTGTTGCCTTCACGACTCCAGTGACTGCGACCCGTTCTTTGGTCATCACTCGCGGATCTGGCGCTGCAACTTCCGGTGGAACGTCAATCCCAACAGCCACCAAGAAGGACTCCACTTATGTAATTTCAGAATTTGATGTTGCATCTGGCGGAGACATTCGCATTGCAACGACTGGAGCGTTGACGGTCACAGGCGTCACATGGGAGACCGTCAACCTCGGAGAAGCAACGCTGATCCAAGTTGGCGCTGCTGGTGGTTTCTACGAGGCAGTCTATGAATTCAGCGTCAAAAACCATGAAATCGAACTAAATCCAGGCCAAGTTCTTGGCGTGCGCGTCGGTCCTTCCGCAATGGATGCGGCTGGAACATGGGTCTTGGGCGTCGAAGTCAACTGGCGCGAATCCACAACTGAAGCATAAGGAGAAACCATGAGCGTCCTCGTCAAAGCACTGATCCCGGCCAAGCAGGCTGAGAACCTTCAGACCACGCAGTACACGGCGGTGAACTGCAAGGCCATCATTGACAAGTTCACGGCTACCAACACCAGCGCAGGCAACGTGACCATCAGCGTCAATCTGGTGACCAATGGAGGCGCTGCTGGTGTCAGCAACTTGGTGGTGGACACTCGCGCCATCGCACCGGACGAGACCTACACTTTCCCCGAATTGGTCGGACAGGTTCTTGAGCCGGGCGGCTTCATTTCCACCATCGCCAGCGCAGCAACATCGCTGACAATTCGTGCCAGCGGCCGCGAGATCACTTAAGGAGAACCATATGGACATGCCCAAGATCATGATGGCTGGCTTCACCGGCCTGCCTGAAGCCGAGCCGTTCATCACGGCTGCCGAGAACAAGAAGAACACCCAAGTGGTGATCGACGACTGGATGCTCGGCCCTGAAAACCCGTCCAACGAACCTGGCGCGAACAAGCCGTACTGGATGAAGCTGGCCAAGGCCATGCAGGTGGACG